TCTTCATCTGGCTCTGTGCATACTCGTTGAATATCTTTCAAAATAGCGAAGCCTAGTGCGTATGGATTGAAACCACTATAGTTAGGTGAATCGAATGTTGGTTGATATAATACCGAACTGTGTAACTTGAAAAACTCCATCATAGCACCGTCATCAACTTTACCTTCATCATACAACTTGTTGAATATATAATGATGTGTGAAACTTGCAAAGCCTTCATTCATTACTTTTGTTTGATATTGAGGATAAAAATACTGAGCAATTCGTCTAACTATTCTACATAGTTCACGTTGCCATGAAGTCAATACCGGTGAATGTTTTTCTAAAAAGTATAATAAGTTTTCTTCTGGTTCTGACGGCCAGTTATTTTCTTTAAGTTTTTCTTTTTTCTTTTCTTCTGGTAATGTACGCCATAAGTCATTTACTTGTGACTGTAAGTATTCACTTCTTGTACGCTGTTGTTCCATCTCCTCACGGGCAGATATCTTATTAGGTCTTTTGTACTTATTAATACTCTGATACTGAATGGCATGACATGCATCTAATGTCTCTTCTACTAAATCACTTCCGTACTTCTCTTCACACTCTCTTATGTATCGTTTTGCGAACAATAAGTAATCTACGATAGCATCTGGTGAAGTCCATTGCTTAAACAGATAATTATTCTTAAAGTAATGATTATGTCCAAACGCCGCATGGGCAATGACTAGTGATTGTGTAGTCATTGAGTTTTCTTCCATAAGATAATTGATACATGGATTAGAGTTAATAACTAACTCATATGCTAATCCCATCTGTCCAGCACTATACTGTTGTTTATTACCAATAAAACTCTTACCAAAACTCCAGTGATTATACATCAGTGGCATGCCGACACTTGAATATGCATCTAACATTTGCTCTACTGTAATAATCTCAATCTGATTAGGAAAGCAATCAAGGCCCATATCATTGATTGCAATCTCTTCACATGCATCCATCATACGATATAATTTATCAAAATTCCAACTAGAACCTGTATATATTAAATTACTCATTTTTATCCTTGATTTTAAATATTTCTCTAAACACTGGATATATATCGAATGTATCTTCTATATGTTTTGTTACAATGTTTTTATTATTGTTTACTAGTATTTCATATTCTTGTAGTAGATTACCAGTATTGTAATATCCATGACGTTTTGTGCCAACTTGAATATAACTAAAGTATTGAGTTATAGGTAATATATCGTTAGTAAGAACCTGCATTAATTCTTCATTATCGTTGTCCCAGTTGTCACCATCACTTGCTTGAGAGAAATATAAGTTCCACTCATTAGGCGAATATCTATCATCTATGATTTCTTTTGCAAGTTTGAATGCACTTGATACAACCGTGCCACCATTTTCTTTGTTATTAAAGAAGTCATGTTCGTCACACTCGGTTGCTTGGATATGGTGTCTAATGAATACACAGTCTACTCTTTTATACTTACGAGATACAAATAGGTTAAGTAACATAAAGAAACGCTTTGCTAAGTCTTTGTGTGCTTGTGTCATACTTGCACTTACATCCATTACAAAGAATACAACTGCTTGTGATATTGGTGCTGGTTTCTTACTAAAATTGTTATATCGTAAATCTACTGGGTCTACAAACGAAACTGCATTTGCTCTAATACGCAGTCTGCTAATTTCTTCTTCAATCTCAACTCTACGCTCTTTGTCTTTACAGGTTTCTAACTCTGCTTCTAACTCTTTAATCTTTTTTAGTTTTGGACCTTTTAGAGCAATCTTACGACCAATAGAATTGACCATACTTTTCTCTAAGTTCATTTGTGCGGGATTACCATCATTAGTATAACCACTACGAGTTAACTCAAATCTTTGAACTGACTTGTTCTCTTTAGAAATCATGTGTGGTAGTTCTAAGTCTTCAAACAAAATGTTAACAAATTCGTCATTGCTTAACGCAAATCCAAACTCATCTTCACCTATGCCTTCATTACTTGCTTCGCCCTCACCTTTACCTTGACCCTGTCCACTTGGTGGCTTTCTAAGTAAATCGCCTTCTACAAATTCTTTATTGCCCGGAAGAACAATATCACGTGAACCTGATTGTGGATTATGACCGAACTGAGGTTCGTCAATGCCTTTACGAGTGATTACGACATCCTGTGAATCACTAGAACCTTTGATGCTACGTTTACCCAAAGTATCATGTATACTTTTACGTATTTCTTTTTTAGTTCTTTTGATAAATTTTTGTCGATTGTCAGAAGACTTTGAACCTGGATTCTTTCTTCTATCTATGATTGTATTTGCCATGAAAGCCTTCCTTTAGTTAGACTTCTGTACTCTCATATACCATTCAACTAATCGTTTAACTTGACGTGTTGTGTAACCTTTTGCTACCATTCTATCAATGAAATCATCATGCTTAGATTGGTCTTCTTTGTTCTTCTTACTACCGAATGAAATAACTGGTAGAAGTTCTTCTGTACCAGCGAACATCTTATGTTCAATCACTTCTTTCATCTTTTCGTAAGCAGTCCAAGGTGGGTTTCTACCTTCGTAGTTACTTCTTGCACGTAGTACCCAATTCACAACTTCATTTCTAAAGTCTTTTGGATTGGCAATACCTGCAGGCTTTTCAATCTTCTCAAGTTCTTCATTAAGAATAGAACGGTCAAATAAGTTACCTGTGTCAGAATCTTTATAATCTATGTTCTGAATCCAGTGGTCAGCATAATCTAAGTATCTATCGAATAGATTTTGTCCATATTCGTTATAACTCTCTAGGTATGCTTTCTGAATTTCTTTACCTACTTGTTCGCTGTACTTTACACTTAGATGGTCTTTGATAAAACCAAGTAATTGATTTTCTGTATCTTCTGGAAATTGTTCACGTTTGATTGCAGTTTCTAATACATACATTAGATGAACTGGGTCTGCCGCAATTTCTTCTGGGTCAAAGTTGAATGTCTGTGAAAGAATTTTGAATGCGAAACGAGTACTCATTCCATTCATACCTTCATCAACACCAGCCGTGTCTCTATATTCTTGCATTGTCTTTGCTTTAGGGTCTACATCATGTAGATTTTCACCGTCATAAACTCTCATCTTGGCTTGCAAGTTTGAGTTTTTATGCTCTTTTAGACGTGAAAGGACTGAGAACTGTGACAACAAATCTAAAGTATGAGGCGCACATTTACTACTGTCTAGTCCTGACGAATCTAGCATCTTCTTATAGATAGATGTTTCTTCGGTGGCACGTAAACAATATGGCACTTTAACAATATATACTCTGTCTAAGAATGCTTCGTTGTTCTTATTGTTTCTGAATGTTTCCCATTCACTTTCATTTGAGTGTGCAACTACGATACCATTAAATGGAATTGCTGAAATACCTTCAGTTCCCATATAGTTACCTTCTTGTGTTGCAGTAAGTAGTGGATGCAAGACTTTAATTGGTGCCTTAAACATCTCTACGAATTCCATAATACCTTGGTTACCTCGACATAATGCACCAGAGAATGCGTATGAATCTGGGTCATTTTGTGAGAAGTATTCTAATTTACGAATATCAGTTTTACCAACTAATGCTGAAATGTCCTGATTGTTATCATCGCCCGGTTCAGTCTTCATAATACCGATTTGCTTCAACTTAGATGGGTACATTTTCACAACACTAAATTTTGAAATGTCGCCTTCATATTCGTCTAATCGTTTTACTGCCCATGGAGACAATAGACCTGTAAGATAACGAGGTGGAATACCAAATTCTTTTTCTGCATCTGCACCAAATTCTTTAGGGTCAAATAGTCCTAGTGGCGATTCAAATACTGGTGAAATTTCATCACCTGCTTTTAGCACATACATTGGGTGCTTTTGCATTAACTCTTTTAGGCGTTCTGCTAATGATGATTTACCACCACCAACTGGTCCTAATAGATATAATACTTGTTTCTTTTCTTCAAGACCTTGTGCTGATTGTCTAAAGTACGCAACTAATCTTTCAATTGCTTCTTCCATACCATAAAAGTCTTCAAATGCAGGATAAACTTTAATTGTACGATTTAAAAATACACGACTCAGCCTAGCATCATTGCTAGTATCAACTACATTGGGTTTTCCAATAGCATCTAACAATCTTTCAGCCGCAGAAGCATATGCCAACTTATCTTTCTTACATAGTTTCAAATAATCAGTTAACGACATTTCATCGTGTGATTTGTTTGCATATGATTTTTCGAATTTCTTAATTAAACTCATCTTTATCCTCGTTGTTATTAATTCTTATAATAGTAGTTATGCTTTTAAATTTTCTATCTCTGGAGAAGAAGTATAGAACATTTTGCCAATGTTTCCATTAAATGTATAATGACCAACATGGTCTAGTTTTACAAGTGGGTCTAGCCAAACTTCACCACCTAATGCTTGCCATCTTCTACAAAATGCATAGTCTTCACTTAAGTATCTCTTTGTACCTTCTTCATGCATACAATCAAAGAATAGGTATGTCCATTTAGCAAATTCTTCTTCAAAGTGTAAATCATTATTGAAGTGCATTTCAGGATATGCTTCTACCATTTTTTCTATAACACTTCTTTTAATAAGCATGAAGCCTGTTGCGGCATCTTTAAGCCTTACTACTCCATCTTCGATATGTAATTTGCGTGTATCAGTTTCTTCGTTATAATCCCAGTCAGGATTTATGGCATAATTTGCCGCACAATCTTTGAGTGTTCCTATATCTAATCCTCTTTCTGATGCGTCTTTAATAGATTCCCAGTCTAATTGTTTTTTCGGATATGCACCAACAATAATGTCTTTATCATGTTGTAACATATGCAATATATCCATAGCATCGAAATTAATATCTGCATCGATAAACATCATATGTGTTGCTTCTGGATTAGCCATGAAGTATGCAACCATATGACATCTTGCACGTGATATTAAACTCTCATTTGCTGAGGTCGTTAATGTATATGGAATATCATATTTTGTGAACATCATGTGACCTTTAGTCCATGACCTAAAATATGGTTCTGAAATTTGTCCAGCGTAACAAGGTGTACAATAATGAACGTGTGTCTTTTTGATAAAATTTAAGTCAATATCTTTTCTATATTCAGCCAACTTATCTACTATTGCCATCGCTTACCTATTTTTCTTGTTGATTTTGTGCATTCTTCAATCGTCTTTGATTTTGTATCCATTTTTTCGCATGAGGATTTGAAGGTGGTCGACTTAGAAATGCAGTAACATTCTTCTGAACTTTGTCAAAGTTTTTCTTTCTTTCTGGGTCTTCTAATCCACCGTTGTTATCAACGATTTGAAACTTTCCTTTACCAAACAACTGTTGAAACTTCATCATATTGGTTTGAACATCATTCCACATTCTTTCTACTTCTTCTGGCTTTAGAGTTCTTTCTCTATTCAAGTTTCTTTCTTGTGCAATGTCTAAACTTGTATTCACAAAAACCATCATACATGAGTAGCCCATTTGTGTTAGTTTTTCTACAGCACCCGATATCTTATCTAAGTTTCTTCCTGTTCCGTCAATAATAATACCCAATCTACCATCTAAGTACATCTGCTCTCTTTTAGCAGTAACTTCTTTTGCTCTATTGCGAATTTCTTGACCTTGGTCAGAATAGATAACATCTGGGTCACCATAATCTAATCCTGCTTTTTTCATCTTGTATTCGTAGACATCATCTGAGTTGACGGGTCTTAGACCACCACCTTTCAGAATGGGTGAATTTGCGATACGACTTTTGCCACTTCCTGGACCACCAGCCATAAACACTGCTTTAAAGATATGAGGGTCATCGACACCTTCTTCAACACTACCAATTATTTCATTTACTCTCATAATATATTCCTAAAATTACAACTTTGTAGTATTTATCTTAAAGTTTGTGATTATCTTACTGAATAGTATAACATTAATACAACTGGCTGTCAATACTATTCCATTCGGTTTCTACTGCATTTTTAGAAGAAACTGCATTATTATATGTACGAGTTTGTGCTGGTCTTATACGGGCATTATATTGAAGTCTAAGTTTTGCTTCTGTTACTTTATTTGGTATACCACCAGCAGTCCAGTATTTGAATGCTTCCGCATATTGATTTGTTAGATTTTCTACTCTTACTTGGTTATCATATTGAATATCAAGTAATTGTTTCAATCTACTCTTTAGTGAAGTTTTGTTTGTAAAATTCTTAGTATTCAAAGCAGAACGCATTTCACTCATTAATGCCCTTGAATCTCTTGTATAGTCTAATTGTTTTGGTTGCCATTCTCTTACCATTGCTCGAACTTGCAGTGAAACTACTTCTCGGCTCTTCATTGCTTCTGATTCTCTTTCTTCAACTGTTGCCTGTCTTGTTGCACCAATACGCTTCATAAATTCGTCCATAGTTTCGCCGGCTTTTCTTGTTGGCATTAATTCTTCATCAAAACTACTAGATGATGTTGCTTCTGATGTAGTTGTGTATGTAGTATTAGATGATGGTCTTGATTTTGGACGGACAGATGTTGTTTCTGCTGAAGAATGTAATACAGAATCATTTGTAGTATATTCTTTTGCCGCATCTGTAAATGGTGATTGAGGTACACCAGCCTTTAACAATGCTTCGGCTTCTGCCGCTGAAAGTTTCTTTGTCACTTCATCTGGATTTGCTCTCTCATCTATAGTTGTTGGTATACTATGAGGATTACCATGTCCTAATGGCTGATTTAGTTCAGCAATCGCACCTTGCATGGCAGGTGAGCCTGTATTTTTCAATACATTTTGTTTACAAGGGTCAGTCGCCGCACTTCCAATAAGTAATGCTAATGCTTTTCTTATAAGAGAGGCAGCCATATCGGCAAGAGAAGCAATCTCTGAGGCGATTTGATTAGTGATATCACCAATCGCATTGATAATTTTTCCAACTAGAGGTGATAATTGCTGTAAAATCGTTGCTATTCCACCAGTAATCAATCCAATTACACCTGCAATTCCAGTTGCAACGACACCACCAGCACTTGTTAATGCTGAAAGTATACTTGATAATATTGCTGGAATACCTGTTGAATTTACCAAAGAAATTATATCACCAATTGCTGTTTCAATAAAATCTAAAGTACCGTCAAATATACCACCTAATATTCCCATTATTTGATTGAAGAAACCACAAGGGTCACCTTGTTCACCAAACTGTGCATTCATACTAGATAAAGAATTTGCATCTTCAAGTGTTTTTGGCAAGTTTGCTGTTTGATTATTCGTGTGGTTACTTAATGATGAATACATTGTAGTACCCAACGCAGTTAATCCTGCAATTTTTATAATATTATCTAAGTCTACACCTGTTGCTGATAAAACTCCTGCAACAACTAGTGCCCTATTGGCATCGCTATATCCACTAAAACCGCCAGCAAGTAATCCTGCATTGATAGAACCTTGTGATGTACCTAAGTTAGAAAACAGTGTACTTCCATAAGTTGACCTAGCCGCATAAGGATTAGTAAATGTATTAGCATCAATTTCATCTGCTATTGTGTTTAATGCTTTTTGTCTATTATACTGATGTTGTCTTGCTTCTAACTGTGCCATTTCTAATGGTGTTAGATTTGAGGCGTTTACTGCTTCAGAATATTGTTTCGGTGTCAGATTTGTATTAGAAAATGACAATGCTCCGCCACCATTCGCTACAAATAATTGATATAGTCTTTCGATTTCTGCTTCACTAGCCATTATTACATTCCTCTTTTAAACCAATCACTTTCTTCTGTTCTACGTGTAGTAAGTCCAGGAAGAGATTGTAATACGCCATTTACTGTTGCTTTATCATATAGCAACATAGCATCTGCGATTTCGGCATCTGTACGAGTTCCGCCATTAGTTACTTGGTTAAGTGAACCAGTGCCTAAATTAAATACGAAACTAGTAAGAGCATCAATTTGGTCAGGAGACCAATTGCGATTATTATTAGCAGAATAGGTAGCAACAAAATTTCTACGTTGTGTTAGGTCTTCGTTTAATCTACGTACTGCTTCTTCTTCTGTTATACTTTCTGTAGGACTTAATGCTTCTGTTCCATAACCATTAGTATATTGTTTGTGGTCCCAGAATGCATTTGGACTAAACTGTTCTTTAGACTTTATGTAATCAGTTAAATCATTAGGAACACTTGAGAACGCTTGTGCCGGTGGATGATGGTTTATAACTCTTGGTTCTACACCTGGTGTACCACCACCATTAATATAAACTTTATCTGAACCTGATGTAATTATAACGCCACAAGAATGAGCATCTCCTACTCTTCCTGCAGGGCTAGAGTTTATATAAACGTTTGATGAACCTTGTACTAATTGAGTAACATGTGGAACACAACCTACTCTTGGTTTTGGAACACCGTGTGGTTCAGTTTGGTCAGTAACTCGATATGCTTGTAGATTTTGAATGATAACGTCAGAACTACCGGCACCACATCTTTCTTCGCCACAAGGATTGTGGGCAGAAATAGGGTCAGTTGTTCTAGCGGCCTGTGGCATTACGTTATCAAGCCTCCTTTCTCTGGAGTGATGATTGCTGAAGTTGCCTGAGAATATGAATCTGCTGTATCTTTTCTAGTCTTTAATACTGAAATAATCTTATCTGATTTAAAGTGAACTTCTTTCTCACTGTCACCAGTTACCGTAAAGGTTTGAAACGCCGCACCTTTTGGTCCCATTGCGATAGTCAATGGTTTAGTAATAACAGTTGAAGTCGTATCTTCAGACACGAATTTACCTAAAATTTCTTGTCCTGTTTGTAAGTATAAAGTTACAATGTCACCGCTTTGATATGTGTTTTCTTTTAGCATTTTGTTTGTCCGTTGTTGTTATATGTATTTATTTAGTCAGAAACTTCGCACTTAATCATTTTCTATTCTTAAGGTGCTGTTCTATGTCATTATACACAGTTCGTTCCATAATGTCAATATCGTCCTTAATATCTTCATATTTTTCGACTTTGCCATTTAATCTGTTCAGAACATAACCGTCCATATGGGCAACTAAGTATATTTCACCGCCTTCCGTTAGGTCTAATATTAGCCATATTTCTGGGTTATGTTCTGGGTAGGAGTGGTATAGAGTATAGAAACATCCTAATCCATTACCACTATTCGTATAGAATTCTTCACTGATGTATTCCCATACATCTGGCCAAGTCTTCACATCATCGTAATTGAATCCATTGCTATGATAAGGAAAGGCTTTCCACCAATTAACGATTTCTTGTAGAGTTGATTGTGTTAATTCTTCTTGTAGTTTTAATCGTAATTGTCGCCATTCATAAAGCAATATTGCTTTATCTCGCATTTACATCGTCCATCTTTTTACTGTATAACTAATCTCAGTGAAATTACTTGCGTCTTGTGTGTAATTTATTTCTAAATCATCACCATTGATTACTGTCTGGAATTCGATATTTGAAAATTCATCATCTTCCTGTACAATAGTATCAGTGTTCAAATCTTGCCATATCTCTGTGTTTTCATCAGTTATATTCACTTTGGCAATACCTTGTGGCACACCATTAATAACTCTGATTGTTCCAACACGAACAAACATATTTGCACCATCTGATTGTTTCAAAGAATAATCAATGAAGAAAGATGTACAATCTGCTTTCTTATATTTTAAGAATGTACCAATTTGTTTTACAGTACCTGTTCCAATAGGAGTAGTTGCATTTGCATAAAATCTAGTACCCACTGAACTATCTGTTGCACCGTTTAATGTAAAGTTTGTTGTTCCTGCTACCACGATTTCATACTGCTTTCCTTCTAAACAAGCAGTTGCGTTAATTGTAGTATCAACGACATTTAACGTTTTCTTATATAAATCTGAACGCAATCCTGTTGCGGATGAATAAGACTTTAAATGTTGATTAGTAAATAATTGATTTCTGGACTCTTCAGTGATAACTTCTACGTTTCTTCTTTTATGACCAAACAAGCCAATCTTAGTATCTGTACCACCTGTTACTGATGTTGATTCAACCGACGGGCTTAATGTTGCATAATTAGGAGTACTTACACTACCGAAGTAGTAAAATGCTTCGTTATCTGGTGCAGTTGCGTAAGGTTTTGCTCCTGTGCCTTCCTGTTGTATAGAAAAGTAATCTGAATTTTCATCAACATCAACCACAACTGTAGTATTACTACCGCTAACTGATGAAGATTTTATTGTTCCGTTTGCATAAACATCCCAACCACCATTTGCCGCTACTGTATTAGCGCCATTATCATAAGTTGCGATACCATTTCCTAGTCCACCACCAGTTGCAGTAAATACTGTTCCTACCATAAGAGATGATGCAGTACCAGTACCTTGATAGTTTGCAACACCAGTACCTGAACCAACACCCGATGCTGTAAATAATGTACCAACACTATTGTTAATTGCACCTATTAATGTAAAGTCTGTATTTCCTTTTGTACTAATTGTGTACTGTCTGCCAACTACAAATGAGCCTGCATTAATTTCTTCTACACCTACGTTAGTTGCGGTGAATACTGTAGCAACGTTATTATTAGCCGCACCGAATTGAGTAAAATCTGTAGTGCCTTGACTTACAATTCTATAAGAAGTACCAACTACAAATGAACCTGCTGTTGTGATTGCTGGTGCTCCAGCGGCTTCCCAGTTTGCTTGGATTTTTGATGATACGTAAGTAGCATTACCTGTTCCTGTACCTGGACCTGTAGCCGTAAATACAGTACCAACAGTGCTATTAGCCGCACCAATTAATGTGAAGTCTGTAGTACCAGGAGTGGCGATTGTATATTCTGTACCAGTTACAAATGAACCAGCAGTCACGGTAGTGAGTGTGTTAGTTCCTAATGATGTTATTGTATATTCTGTGCCAGTTACAAATGAACCTGCATTTACTGGTAAAACACTTTGTGTAAAACCGATTGCAGTTGCATCTGCTTCTGTAGGAAAAGTAACATTTAGTTCTAAACCGTCAATTTTTGTGAATACAAGTTTATTACCATTTGAATTTAAAGTAACTTCTACGTTTGCAACTTTAATTGCCGCATTAGTTTGTAGTGTAGTTAATAATGCAGATGCAGACACACCAGTAACACTAATAGTTTCGCCTTCAACTGTAAATTCTGAAGTGATTGAAGTTAGATTTGGGATTAAATTTGGTGAGACAAGTTTTGTTGGTGTCTTCTTGTACTGTGTTAAAAGTTCACCTAAGTTAAATGTGGCTGTATTAGTATTGAAAACAATTGTTTGAGAGTACGTATTTAACGCAGTCATAATATTATCAATTTCGCCTGCTGGGATATCAGCAACAACTAAATCTTCATCTATTGTTAAACCTACCACAGGGCAGTCGGCACTATCTAGCCAATTTTGGATAGTAGCATGTGCATTAGCAAAAGGGTCAAAGCGTATTTCATTTATTGCTTCTTCAATACCAACGTATAATTGGTTAGTGTCAGTTGTGTATCCTAGTTCTCCAGGTGATAATATCTCACCTGATAGTTCAACACGCTTGCCTCTTCTTAATAATATTTTTACGTTTGTTGCCATTTTTAACTCCCATTATTACATGTATTTATCAAAATACGCTTGGACCTTGCCAGCCCATTGTCTTGCATAATGTTCATAGTCTTCTGTGTCAACAACAAATTCCTGATAGTTACCCATGTTATCTGCTTCTGCATCCCAGCCAATCATCATAATAACAATTGTTTTTATATCAGTTCCATAGATTTGATTATGTGCTTCGGCATATGCCGCACCTTGTAAGAAGTAATCATCAATCCATTCTCGTTTCTTTGGTTTACGAGTTGTTTTGAAATCGATGATTGCTGGTTTGCCTTCGTATACGCCAACACAGTCTGTTGTGCCTGCATATAGTCCGGGATAATATAGAGGTACTTCTGTTCCCCATACTTCATCTACTTTAGATAGACCTTTATCAATAACAATCTCTGACAGTTCTCTTGCCATCTGATGTATTAGATTTGAACCATTAGGTCGGTCTTCTTCTAGTATATATTTTTCTAAATGTAAGTGAACTTGTGTTCCGATACCAGTAGCAAGTCGCATGATTCTATCTGCCTCTTCATTACCGACACGTTTGCGCCATTCAAATAAAGCAGATTTATCTTTTAATGCATCAAGTACGGTAGTAACACTAGGCAAAGGTTGACCGTCGGGCGTTTGATAATGCCGACTGCCTTTGATGTTTACTCGTTCTAAGGGATTATAAGTGAATTTTTCATTAAGCATAGTATTATTATACTATACTTTGAGATAGAAAGCAAGAGAATATTAAAGTTTTTCTTTGATTTCTTCGATTAGTTTTGCTTTAGTGTGGCGTCTGTCTAATTGAATACCTAGATTTTCTTCAGCCCATTCATCGATTTGCTTCTTAGTCATTGATTGAAAATCAACATCTATCATGTCTGCAACTGGTTCTACTTCTGTTGCAATTGTTTCGCCGACTGCAATTGATACGATTTCACTAGTTGCTACTGCGTTTGCTAAATCTCTGGCTTCATTTTCTGCAACACGACCCATAAATTCACGGTGTCTTTTAGCAGATTCAACTTCTTTTCTAATCTGCTTCTTTGCATCTGAAAGACCTGCTAATGCATCGTCTTTTTTATCTAAGTTTTTCATGTGTTTTGCCATCTCTGCTTTAGAGATTTCTTTAACGCCGCCTTTAACTATAAATGCCATTATTTTTTCACCTTCTTTTTCGCTGTTTTGACTGCCAGTTTGCGTACTGAGTCTTTATCAGCCTTGTCACTTTTATTATATTTAGAATCTAACTCAATAGTATCTACAGTGACTTTAGATATATATTTACTATTAGATAATAAATCTACCATTGACTCTGCATTCAAAGAATATCCCATACCTTCTAGTTCACGGACCATCATGTCCATGGGTATAGAAGGAATATCATTTGCCTTCAATGAAACGAGATAAGCATTAATATCGCCCATTAACTGAGCATCATAATTTGCCTTCTCTAACAGAAGTCCACTAATTTTCATATTAGTCTCTTTCTTCTCTACCTAATGGATTTGATTCTTCGCCTGATGCTGATTCGTCACCACCAATTTCTGCTGTAATGTCATCAACAAAGTCATCACCCATATCGCCACCAAGTTCAACATCACTCATGTCATCAGATGATTTTTCGCCTGATAGTACTAAAGTTGCATCTTGTACTGCATCTTTAGCCGAACGTGCTTGACCTAATAGCCCGTTAATCGCATCGTCAACTGAACCTTTAAACGTTGCCGCTTGGTCAGGACCATGTGAGTATGCCATTTCGTCTGCTAGTGGACCGATTTGGTCGTTTTGAATTTTGCCTAGTTTCTCAATTACGTCTTGTAATTCATCAACAATGCCTCTTGCGGCCATTGTGATTTCTGCCTCAGCCGCATCAACTTCAAGTAGAGCGTTTAACTCTTCCATTAAAGTCTTTTCTAAGTTAGTTTTTTCCATTTTATTTCCTTGGTTATTAAATTTAATTACATTCCGTAATATTCGGTATTTTCATCCCAGTTATCTAGTACATCTTTTAGTTTGTCATGCATATTATACAAGTCGCCTGTACCTGCTTTATCTCCACCACGCATCATCAAATGACTATTTTCTGCTCTATATTGTATCGCATGTTCTAGTTGTTTCATGCTGGCTTCTAATCTGTCTTTAGCGATAGATAATTGTGAGTCATTCTTCCATCTGTAATGGTCAGGACCTTTTTCTTCATCATCT